TTTGTTTTCTCCAGTCTTTTTTACTAACTTTTTAATTTTGTCAGGATTATCTATGTAAGTTTCAGTATAACCACATTCTGGGCATACTGCACATTTTATTTTTTCTATTGCTGATTTAAACATCCCTTTTTCTCTGACATCAATACCATACCCACCATTAGAAACCATAACTGATAAATCTTCTATCATTTCAGTTTCACATCTCAAACATTTTCTCATTCAATTCCTCCTAACAAACAAATTACTATTTATCTGTCAGTAATATTATATCATACATATAATTTTATTAAAATACTCTTCTTAGTGATATTGGTTTAGATAATGCACCTCTTCCTAAGATAATTTCACTTGCATACATACAAATAGAATCACAGGCATCATCGTGTAGATTAGGCTTATCAAAAGAGTATTTAGTCATGTTATCCATAAGTCTACCAATATCATTATTAGGTTTAACTAATGATTTATCAGGGAATATCATTTGCTTTTGAACTATCCCCCTATTATTCTTTATTCTTTCTTCTTTCTTTACTGTATTAAATTTTTCGACAATAGTACACCATGTAATACCTCTATTTAACAATTTTTCAGTTAACAGATTTTTTAATGATGTATCTATATTATTTTCTATTACTAACATAGTTATTGTATTTAATATAATTTTTTCTATTATTTCATCATATAAATCATCCATAGCTTTTTGTTTAAATATTGCATCTATTAAATAATGATTTCCATTATTATCATTTTTAAAAATAGGCATAGAAACATTATCTCTACCTTTTCTTGCTGTATCTAATGTTGCCATAGAATTATTAGTTAAATTATTAGGTAAATCAATATAAGTCCTAATACATTCCCAAGCAAACTCTCTGCCTGTTGGTGCTATCGGATCTTGCTGATAAACACAACTAAATAAAAATGGGTCCGTAGTATCTTTTATTTGTTCAGCAATTTCCTGTGGATACACTTCTTCACAAGTTGTTTTACCTTCTTTATCAATCATAGGAACTCTTATGACAATTGTAGATTTATCTTCACTTTCCATAACATATGGGTTATCAGTTTCTTTTAATAAAGATACTTTATTTCTATCTTCTATAACTCTGTTTAATATATCTTCAGGAGTCCATTGAGTTCCTACAAAAATGAACTTACAATTCTTACCATCTCTTCTGTTCCACCATTCTGTTAACCATTTATCATATATTCCTTTATGTGTACTTTCACTATTCGCCTCTTCTGCACCTTTAGTCATATCATCAAATATAATAGCAAAAGAAGCTCTTTCTCCTGTTGTTGATCCGTTTCTAGTTCTTGCTATATGATTAGATTTTGGTACATTAGCATTTTTAATTTTCCAGTCGCTTTCTCTTTCAACTTCAAAAGGTTTACCTTTATATAATTGAAATAAAGTAAATATTTCGGCAAACTCTGGACTAGATATTATTCCTTTAATTGTTCTACTAAATCCTGATACTAATTCATCAGAATATGATAATCTAATAACTGAATTATTTATGCTTAAACCAAAACCCCAAGCGGTAAATAATGTAGCTAAATATGACTTACCCATTGATGGTGGATATGATACAACTATATATTGTAATTGATTATCAAATGCAATTCTATTAAGTGCATCTACATAAGGTCTTAACACATCTCTTCTATATGCTAATACTTTTTTAGGTTGATTCCACTCTATATAATCTACAAAACATTCAAAATCTCTTCTAGCACAAAAACAATAAATTTTTTTGTAATAATCAAAAAAGGAAGACATATATTCTATGCTCCCTTTTTCTATAAGATTATATAATACTGGAATTAGTTTGTTTTTAGCATTTATAACTGATTTTAAATCATCTTCTAAAAACCATAATTCTAATACTTCAATCATTGTATTACACCAAACTAATTTTTCTTTTTGACTTAATTTATTTGTTTTTAAAGCTAGTAATATGTCATTAAATGTTTTCTCATAATTATTCTCTTTTTTTAATTGAATTTTATCTCCAACTTTTATATTACTCACTTTATCACTCTCTCTATATAAGATTAAGTGCTACTATTTATTTTCTTCTTTATATTTTTTTATTTCTTGCTTAGATGCTTTAATAACTAATCCAGCATCAATTCTTTCTTTAGCTATTTCATCATCACATTCAAAAATATCTCCATAATGTCTTTTTACTTGATTATGTATTTCTTTTGATGTTGTTTTATCTCTAAAATAATTATAATTTTCATTCTTAAATATTGCTTTAACTATCATTTAAATTCCTTCTTTCTTATTAAAATCTACAATTATATATTTTTCTTTATTTTCTACAGCATTAAAATAATCTTCCATTATTTCATCATAAACTTTCTTACATTCTTCGCTTGTATCAAATGATTTAATAATATGTCCTTCACAAGTTAATATCAATGTTTCTAAATCTAAATCGAAGAAATAATCTTTTTCTACTTTAAATTTTTCTTTATATTTTTCAAATAACTTATCAGTTAATGTTCCCTTTTGTTCTTCTATTTTTTGAATAACATTCGGTTTAACTTCAAATTCTTTGGCTAACCCATCAATAGATAATAAAGATTTTTCTCTTAATTTTTTAGCTTGTTCTCCATAAATTAATTTAGGAGTTCTTTTCCCAATTCCTACTATACTAGTTGAACCAAATAATCTACCTTTTTCTTCTTTAAATATTATTTCCATTATTTCCCTCTTACTTTCTTTATTAATTCATCTATTTCTTTTTTAGATTCTCTTGATGTTGGTTCTATAACCATATTAAGTAATGTTCCTAAAGGTAAATCTAAAGCATATTCCACCTTTACTAACCATTTCTTTGTAATAGTATTATATCCATTTAAATAATTAGTAATATTTTGAGGTGATGTTCTTTTATTACCTAATTTAGACTCTATATCATTAATTCTTTTTGTTAAATCTACATTACTTAAATTCTTTTTCTTTAATATTATTTTGATGTAATCAGATACATTAATCATCTTCTACACCAAAATATTCTTTAAATTTTTTTATCATTTCATCTTCTTCTATAAAAAACGGATCTCGATCAAAACTATTAAGTACATTACTCATTAATTGACCAAATCTCCAATTAGGACATTGTTCTTTCCAAAGTTTACCTAATTCTTTTAGAAAAGGTTCGATTCTTTTTATATTTCGCATTCTTCTAATCCTTTCAATATTCTTATAGTTCTTTGCTTACCACTAATAGTAGATATATATCCTTTGTCTTCTAATAATAAAACCTTTTTAAAAACTGTTGATATATTACATTCTAAGATATCAGCTAATTCCTGAAATGTAGGACTATATCCATTATTGTTAATAAACCACTCAATTGCTTCTAGTGTTTTCTTTTGTTTAATACTAATTTTTCTCATTCTAACAACTCCTTTTTTTCTTTCCCTATTACCCATAACAAAGTAGAAACTTCATCCCTTTGCTTTATTTTATTTTTTAAAATATATTCAATTCTTTGTTTTATTTCTATTTCACTTTTTATACTCTTATGTTTTTGATAATATTCAAATAATGCTTTATGTTGCTGTGCTAATGAATATAAATCAAATAAGTTATCTTTAATCTTATTCATCATCACCACTCCACAACAACTCTTGAAAATACTCTCTAGTTAATAATTTTTTCTTTATCAAATAATCATTCTTAATTGGTTGTTTATAGTAAGTTAAATAATTAGAAATACCATTTATACAATAGTTATAAGCTATAAATGCTCTATCATATGTTGGCATTATATATTCATGAATAACATAAATTTTTAAATCTATTTCTTTAATCACAACCTTATTATTTTTTACTAATTGTTTTATAAAATTTAACTTATCTAGTTCCAATTCCTTACCGGATAAAAAATCTATATAAGTACCATCTCTAATAGCACATATAGGCATATTAATATTCTTTTCAAATATATATTTTATTTAGACCACTCCTCACTTAAATTCTTATATTCACTAAATTTAAATTCTTCATATAAAGATAAATAAATTTTTCTACCTAAATAAGCCACATATGGATTCATTACTAGATAAGATGGTTTACCTCTAATCTTATGAATAACATCTAATTCAATTAATGCTTTAATTTGTCTTTTTGCTGTTGTTTCACTAACATTACAGATTTTTGAAATATCCTTCAATCTAACTTTTTTTCCATTTTTATAGGATATTATTCCATCCATATAACCTATATAACCAATTAATATATTTAATATAGGACACTTATTTGCTATATCACCATAAACA